AGAAACAAATCACTGAACAATTATCTTTTTCTTCAACTTGATGTTGTAGAAAAAAAGAACAACAACTATTATTTTCATAACTTGATCTTGGAAGAAACAAATCATCGAACAGTTATCTTTTTCTTCAACTTGATCTTGGAAGAAACAAATCATCGAACAATTATCTTTTTCTTCAACTTGATGTTGTAGAAAAAAAGAACAACAACTATTACTTTTCATGCAGTTGATCTTGAAGAACAAATCACTGAACTATTACTTTTCATGTAGTTGATCTTGAAGAACAAATCACTGAACAATTATCTTTTTCTTCAACTTGATCTTGAAGAACAAATCACTGAACAATTATCTTTTTCTTCAACTTGATCTTGGAGAAACAATTTATATGTACATTTGGTATATGTATATGTAGACACACTAATGTATTTTGTTTTTTTTCTATGAAATTTATGTGTAATATGTGGATAATGAAAGAGAACCTATGTTATTTGGTTTGAGTCCATTCGAAGTTGTTAAAGCATCAGATGCTATAGATGCTGCATTTTGATATTCTTCAGAATCCAAGATTTTTTCAATCATATCGCTCTGTAAACTGGTAGTATAAACACTCGACCGTTGATTTGCATGGGAAAAACTTAGTGAAAATAAATCTCCCCTTCCAATTTGTAAATAATTTTGTCTATTTCTCATGTTATTTAGGCATTTCTTGAGATCTTGTATAAGAAGTGGTGTAAGATCATCCCCTTCAATGTTTTCCTTGGTCAAAAACTCTATGGTACCCATAAGTATTGAACGGGCATGATGAAGATTTGTTTCTGAAATTTCTAAAGCCATCTGCATAGCTTCTGCTGTTATTACTCGGTATAATTGTATGCATACAACAGGGTTTAAAGTTATTTCCTTTTCGTAGCAAGGCAAGGATAATGTGTGTTCTCTTTCATTCATCTTCTGTTCTATTAGGTCAAAGAAAGATATGTTATATTTGAGAAGATCTCGCGATGATTCTGTTTCCAACTTTATGGGTTCGACTACCATTTTACACAAAATATCTTTTTGTTGTTCTGAATATAAATCACCCAAGATAAATGTAGGATGTTCTTTATTTTCAATAATCACTTGTATACCCCCAAACTTTACAAATTTTCACTCCTTTTTGTGGTAATAACGTAATAGTAGCATTTTGAGCCACTAAACTCAGCAGTCCACCTAAACATTCTGCAAAACAGGTTCCTATACTTTCATGATTTTTAATGTAATAATAATCTCCGCACCCTCCAACATTTTTGATATCATTTAACATTGTTGGATTGTGGTCCATTCCATAACCAAAGGTGAATATTTGGTATAGATCATCTTTATCTTTTACAAAAGATAAAGCTACTCGTTTTAGTTCTGAAGAATCACATATTCCGCGATTGGCAGCTCCATCTGTAAATAACATTAATGTGTGGCGTTGCGGAACATCTGATTTTTCAATAGATTTTTGTATCATTTTTAATCCTTCAATCAAACCACCAGAAAGATTTGTTGACCCACTCTCTCGGATCATACTCAAAACATTTCGAGCTTTCTGTTTCCCTCTATTGTCCATCTTTGTTAGAGATAATACTCTATCTACTTCACTGCCAAACTTGACAATTCCAAGACTATCTTTGGCACTGAGTTGTTCAAGAATGAAACCTAAACTGGCTTTAACTAAATCTAACTTTCCATCTTCCATAGATTTTGATACATCTATTACAGCAACAATTCTTAATGGTTCTTTATCTATATCTTTCAGATCAACAAAAGGGGCTTGGAGCGAAACCATCGCTACCACTTCAGTTGATGCATCTTTATCATCACAAAGAACTGGAAGGTGACTTATTTTTGCTTGTATAGAAGATTCCATATTTTTGCTTGATAAGTCATGGTCAATTTTTCATTTTTTTAAATAAAGGGTTTCATAACAAAGATGCGTGCAGCAGCTAAAAAAAAGATAACATTTAAAGATATCCCGGTGATTTTATCTCCTTCAAACGAAATCAATTTTTGCCTTATTCCAATGATTACACCTTCTGATAAAAGGGAAAATTCTGCAATTAAATATCCTCTTCCTGAAGATTTGTCAGGTAAAATAATCGAAGATTTTTACTTAGAGAAATTAATAAATGTCGGGAGCAATGGTGTTCTTTTTAAAATATTAGATATATTGGATGGCAATTATTACGCCTTAAAGGTGATGATTCCCAATGAAGAAGTAGAAGAAGCCTATGAAGATGAAATAGCTGCTTATAATTATCTCTCTACATATCCAAATTGCAATAAATATATCGTTTGTCTATATGATCATGGGTTTTATCGAGGGTCTTATTATCGCAGAGTTAATTTTTCTCGTTTTTTTAAGCGAAAGTTTAAGGATTATGATGTCACTCATGATAAAGAAATGATTCCAGTCTCTGGTGAGTATTTTTACTTAAAATTGGAATTGATGGATACAGATTTCTACAATTTCATTAGTTTTATTTATTCTTTTAATGATGAGAAAAAAGAAAATTGGACAATTAAACATCCAGATATAGTACTTTATATTATATCAGAATTAATACGTGCTCTTCATGCTTTACATTCTTTGGATGTAGCTCATCTAGACATTAAATCTGAAAATATATTGGTAAAATTTGTGGACTCCTCTCCTTGCGAATTTTTAGAAAATCCAAAACCTAAAAATATTATGATCAAAATAGGAGATTTAGGACTTACTTGTACTGACAAAAAACATCGGAAATATACCAATCTATTTTTGTGCAGACCGGAAGGAACTCCAGGTACTGCTGCTCCTGAAATCAACCGAAAATCTCATCAGGATCCTATACCATTTATAACCCTTAAATCTGCACAACAGGCAGATATATGGTCGATGGGTATAACTATTGGAGAATTCTTATTTCCGCCAAATATATTTAAATTACCTGTTGCTGCTGAAATATATAACAAAAATGAAAATGAGTATGAGTTTATTTTGGCTTATAATAAATTTATAGAGGGAGAAGATGCTATAGAATTTAAATCAGGTAATGAAAAGATTGATCGAGACATCACAGAGCTTATTTATGCTATGTTAAATTATTACCCTAAAGATAGACCAAGTACAGAAGAAATTCTTGAGATGTGGTTTTAAGAAATTTATTTGTTTTTTCAACAAATAAATAAGTTAGAGATACTCTTTTCTTGCACATTCCATGTTTTCTTTTAGGTCTTTGAGTAGCCACCTTGAAGATTGAATTTTGGACCCTAATCCATCAACCATTTCTATGTCTAATTTTTCACATACCACTGCTTCAGGAATTTTATCATTGAATTGATCACCGCCATTAGCAAAAACATCTGGATGTAACATAGCAAGAGTTCGACATACCGTTCGATCTTTATCTATAGATTCTACTGCTACATCCACGCATTCTAATTCCCTAATAATTTTAACCCTTTCCCTTGCTGAAAGGGCACAAAATCCTTTTTTCTGTTCTGATTGATGGTCATTATTAACAATCACAATCAGTAAGTCTCCCAATTCTTTTGATTTTTGCAGATATTCGATATGTCCTGAATGTAAAGGATCAAAATACCCAGAAGCAACAACAATCTTTTTAGGCATTATTTATTAATAAAAACTGTTGCTATAAGCTATGTTATACAATTGTATAACATAATATAAAAAAATTCTTTTTATTCCAGAAGTTGTTGAACTCGTCTCAAAGTTTCAACAGGGATCTGATTGTAATTTTCCATTTGAGTAATCGTTTCAAGTATTGTTTGAGTAAAGGGTTTTGATGTCAGTTCTCTTCTTCTCATTGTATTAGAAGACAAAATATCACTGCAATTTCTCATTGGCTGATTGTCACCAGAAACATAAGTAAAAAAGATGAATATTCCATTTCCTTGTTCCTCAGGGTACCAGAGAATCAAAGTCAGACGTTGCGCTCCCTGTGTTCCAGGTAAATTAAGTTCAAGTGTTTGTTGTGCTCGAAGTTCTCGTTTTTCCAAATCAGTGTATTCGATTAGCTGAACATTGTCCAAAGCATCAGTACTACTTACTTCTCCATGAAGCATTCCAAGAGGAGGACCAAAGTCCTGCTGTAAGCATGTTCTTCTGCTTGGTGTATTCCTGTTAAGCAAAGCAAATTCACGTGCAACTGGTTGTAAAATCCCTCCAGTTTGAGTATAAGTATTGTAGTTTCCTTCAGTATGGTTGTAAATGGTTGCAACTTTTTGAGAAGTGCGATAAAACAAAAGTTGGTCTCCATTTGGATCGTAAACACTAACACTTGCAAGAGCTTCGGTACAAACTTCATCTTTTGGTCGGTGTAAAATCATACTTTTGTGTGTCACCGCAACTTCAGGACATTCTTGATCCACATATTCGATTCCGTCAGATTTTGCGCCAAACACTACAAACCCAAGCAGCAAGAAAAAATGGAACACTTGTTTTCTCATTATTATTGTTATTTACTTTTGTTATTGATTTTTCCTTTTTTTAATTCAATTTTACTCCAGAGCTTTTTGCACTTATAAATGCAAAAAAAGATAACTTCAAAAAAAGGATAGATTTAATATAAAATGACCAAAGCTAAACGTGCTCTGCTTATTGGAATCAACTATAGAGGAACAAGTTCCGAATTAAGTGGCTGTATCAATGATGTACTCCAGGTAAAGGATTTTTTGTTATCCAAAGGATATAAAGAGAAAAATATAACTGTGTTGACGGACTATACAGAAATCAAACCTACCAGATCCAACATTCTGAAATATTTCTTAGATCTCATTCTCAGCGGTGACAAAACATTATATTTCCATTATTCTGGACATGGGGGGTGGACTGTAGATGAAAGCGGAGATGAAAGCGATGGGAGAGATGAAACTCTAGTTCCCATAGATTATAGACAAAATGGTGATATTCTTGATGATGAAATTCGAGGACTCTTGCAATGTTTGAACAAAAAACAACATCTAACTGCGGTATTAGATTGTTGCCACAGTGGTTCAGGAATGGATCTTAGATGGAACTTGTATGAAAGATTTAGTGGTTCTGGACTTCGTATGATATCAGATGGTAACTATTGCGATACTCGAGGTCAAGTAATAATGTTGAGTGGATGTCGAGATACACAAACGTCAGCAGATGCCTACATCGAAGGTAAATTTCAAGGTGCCATGACCTATGCCTTTTTGACTTGTTTCCCTTTATCTAAAAGTTACCAAGATTTCATTCAAAATATCCGTTCGTTGCTCAGAAAAGAAAGATATACTCAAATTCCTAACATGGCTTCAGGAAGAGAATTAGATTTACAGAAAAAGTTGAGTGTATAAAATAAGTACAATTTGATCTAATTATTTTCTGTATATCAAGTTGAAGAAAAAGATAATTGTTCGGTGATTTGTTTCTCCAACATCAACTTCATAAGTAATAGTTGTTCTCTTTTTTTTCCAATATCAACTTCAGTGAAAAAAGTAATGATTGTTGTTATTTTTTTTCCAAGATCAAGTTTACAGAAAACATAATGGTTGTTGTTCTTTTTTCTTCAAGATCAAGTTTACAGAAAACATAATGGTTGTTGTTCTTTTTTTT